TCCAGCCATACTTATACTTGCAACGCTTGGCTAGCGTCCACGAGCTCGCATCCAGAGTGCCACTTCCTTTCAGAAGTACACGCAGGAGATGACTCCAGTCATCCGTGTTTATCTCTTCGATAACCGGAACCTCAATAAGCGTCCAAACTTCAAGCCTGTGAAGGCTCGAGTTGAAACGAATACGAGGTTTAGCCCTCCGCTGCAACTTACTACGCCCCTTACCACTATTGTGGTGAGGAGTCGCGGCAGTATCACAACGGTAGCTGTCCGGGATCCGCTTCGTGTTACCCAACATGAAGAGGGCCCTTGACGGGACCTGCCCAAGTGAGAACTCGTCATCCCCACTAACCACTCGGTCAGTGACGACAACGTCACCGTACCAGCTCTCATAAAGAGCTAGCAACGGGGAAGCGAGACAATAGGTACCATACCGAACGATTAAGTTATTAAACCAATCGCAGGTACGGAATCGAGCCCGATCAATTATAGCCCGCGTACCTTCAGACCAGGGTATTTCCCTGCATCTCGTGATGCTGACATCTTCACCTAAGAAGAAGTCCCCACCACACGACTCCCGAAAGGGACCCGTTAGGTACGACTTGGACCGATTGACAACGAGGCCAACCGATTCTAGTGCTTCGACAACGCAACCAGCGTGGTCTACCGGTACTATAATGTCATCCCCAAAGATGCTGAATTGGTTAGATTCAGCATTCTCAGGGGTGCAGCTAAACAGGTTGTCTATTGACACCTTATCTAGCTTCATTGCGGCTAACGATAACGCCCAGAAGCAAATCGCCTCTACGGGAAAGCAAACTGCTGATCCCATAGGTGCGAATTTCCTCATTGAGACAATCTCTGAGGTAGGTAACTGAGTTGACTCTGACCGACAGGCCTTGAGACTCCTCACCCAATGATTGGGAAAGAGTCGCTCGACCAAGGTCAGACTAACTCTGTCACTAGCTTCCTTCATATCCAGCGTGGCTACGGCTCCAGTGATGGAACCCCACCTTGCTAGATACTGATTACGGGTTTGATCCCGACAATCGAGCTGGCGTTTAACCAGTGGCAACGCATCAATCGCATCATACAGCTGGTCCATAAGACCCTGCTGTATGTACATGAACTCCCTTGGTTCCGCACTGATAAGGCGCGGACCTCGTGAGTCCTTTGGCACGTAGACCACTCTTGCCATTGGCGATTCACACCATTCCAGTTCAGCTTCAAGCTGAGAAACGTCGGCGCAAGCGTCGACACCCTGGGATAGATAGAACCACTCGCGGTATGGGTATACCGCGTCGAGCTTGGGGATAAACCTTGGATGGCCGTAGCGCAACCAAGGATCAGTCCGACAAGCTGAGGCACCGGATCCGTGACGTGGTCGAATGTCCATAGGGTCAAACCTATGGAGCAGGCGATGCACGTAACGAGCTGCTCGAGTGAGCAGCGTGTCTCTGGTCAGACCACACAACGGGAGTTGAATCTCTTCAACTTTAGTCGCATCATCTGACAGATCCAAGTCAGCTAGATCGGCTTCGGCAGCTTTGAAGGCTACCTCAACTTCCTTAACCTGTTGGTCGGTGTATGGCAATTTGGTTTTGTAGAACATCAGGCTAACCTGACGTATCGCCTTAACCGCACCCGCATACTTATGAGCAGACTCATACAATAACACCGGAGCATCATAGTACTTATCCAACTCATCGCATAATGGGTTCGTCTTCTCCATTCCAGCCGGGCTCGCGCCCGGCCAGGTATGAAAGAGGACTTCCCATGCTTTGCGCATGAAGTGCGGGTAGGCCTGGTACTTAACGCACTTAAACCCGTCAATTGGCTCAAGATACCCGGTCCGCAAAGCGGACTCGAGTGCTTTACCCAATCTAGGGAGTACGTCGGTCAAGTACTTCAGACCTTCAGCCTCAACTCTGGACCTAATGTGGACCGTATCAAGGTCCGTCCAATATTGAGACAGTTCTGTGTCATTCACGAGCGTGAGCAGGACGCTCAGCAACCGATTTGTTTCTTCGATCATATCGAGTACTAATTGGTAGCACACTACAGTTACGACACTCCGCTGCACGAGGGGGATACCCTTCAATGTACATGCAGCGGTTTACAACGCCAAGCTCCCTTGCTTAAGGCAAGGGAGCGTTGTTACGACGGACAAACCAGGCCCTCGCGAGGGTGATGGCTACAACGATGGCAATGAGCCCCCAGTTATTCGACAACAAAGTCGTCGGATTCTGGATGGCCATTGTCACTGCTGCATCAATCACCTCCGAGAAGGACACTGGCTTTGCAGTAGGGACCTCTTCTTCTTCCGTACTCGGATCGCGATTAAGCGAAGGTAATGGAGTTGAATCCACACCAGAAGAAAAGGAAGTATCACGATGGGAGGATGGCATTACAGCCGCCCCCCCGCGATGATATCCCGGATCGCGTAGGAATTGTTCGCAATTCCATCCGCGATGAACTCCAGAGCCTGTTGCGCCCCCACGACCGGCAGACTATCCGGTCGGGTGAGCGTCAGGTTGGCCGTGTAAGTCCCCTCGTACTTGTTCGTTGTCGTATTGAAATACGGCAACTGAAACTGGAACAAGGAGCGAACAACCCCCTTCGATGAAGTCTCGTGAGAGACCTTCATCCTCGGTTGCCCGATCAGGTCCCCTTGGGGAGAAGGCGCGACGTAAGTCGCGCTATTCCCAGAGGTCTGAAGGGACCCCATGACAACGTCATGGGCCGAAGGGGTGGCGAGGTTAATCGTCAGTGTCGATGGTAGGGCCATTTGTTTTCTTGTTTTGGTTAACGAAACGAGCACGATGTGCCCAGTCAGATCAGTTCTTTAAACGTAGAACGATCAATTCAACTAGTGTCCCGACTTGACCAAAGTCGGGTAGTCCTGTTTGTATCGGTTCAATATCTGAGTTGCCGAAGGGTAAACCCCCGACATACCTTTGATAGTGAACCTTCTGGTACGCCCCGATTACTCGGGGTAGTGCTGCCGGATCAGACAGAAGTTCGGGTGATAAATCCCAAACGATCTGATCCGCGTGAGTCGTGTACTCCTTTACGGAGTAGCCACTCTGAATGACCTTGAACCCCACTTCTGCGTAGGATTCAAACTGACGCAACCATCTCCCGACGTCGGCAAACCAGTCGACGACGAAGCTCAGGGGTGTTAGTTCCCAAGCTGTCGAGAAGCGTGCATATAGGCCATAATAATGCTGACGAAACCGCCACTCCGGAATGGAGAGCGGGTCGCGCTTGATCATGGCCCATGTCACGACTTCCCGAGTGAGAGTCCTAAGCGAGTACACATGATGCGCCATTGCTGACGAACCATATGTGACAGGATTAAAACTGCCAGAGACAGTCGCGCGCCCTCGAACCACAACTGGCCGAGGTAGCAACGACTCTTGATACGCGCGGTCATAGTTCTCCATCGCCCGCTTGATAGTCCGGAGGTCCTTGATTAAAGGACCCCACATAAACTTCCAAGCGAGATCAAAGGAGATCCCATCCGCGATCAACTCCTTGAATGTAAGCCCATAAAGTGGCTTACCTCTCAGTCGGCTGTTCTTCCACTTCTTTGGGGAATATAGCTTTCTGAGCCTATCAGGCAAGGATTTGAGGTTATTCGCAATGTTGGAGAGTAAGGGCTTGAAGTCCTCAAGCTCTCCAATAAATTGACCCAGATCGGCACCTTGCGGTAGCTGACCTGGTCTCATTGCGTTCGTAGCCCGTGCCACCAGCGTGTCAACGCTGTCTATGACAGGGGAGGAACCGGATGATGGAGACCCAATTTGGGCCAGAGATGCTGCCACGCTACCATAATAAGTAACGCGGTAAGGCACCCCTCCTTTCACCCGGTCGACAGGCCCGTATGAGATATCCGTGGAAGGATACTCATACTGTTCCTTGTCGTGCGTAACTTCATTGTACGCACCCTTTCCATGCTGGGTATCAATGATGGTACCCTTCGTCCCTCGGATCTCCGAGGCTGTAATCACTCCGTTCGAAAACGGAATGCTCAGCAGCCACGTCGCCCCGGGGGATATACTTGTCCCCGCTACCGTTACGGCCGACACGAGACTAAGGTTTTTAACCTCGATCGTGACCGTCCCGTATTGAAGGTAAGCTACATGGTCGTTTGTACGAGTTCTACTGCTCATATCGTATGCAACGCATCCCGGTGGTTACCGG